ACTAGCACCTGCACTAGAATAGATATAACAACGGCCGTCTGCTAACTCGTTTGAATAGATTTGAGCGTAGTTATTCTTGTCACCAATGTATTTGTCAAGAGTGCCGTCTTTATGACGTTGTCCCCAAAAACCATTTGTATGACTACAACCTACAAAAAGTAAGTTACCTTGCATTAGCGGCACTCAACGCTTGGCGCATTTCAATTTCTGTTTTAAAAGGGCCTTTTGTTTCGTAACGCTCAACTGTAATTAATTTAGGACAAAACGACTTGACCCAACCTTTGTCAAAGTGAATAATATAATATCCAGCACAATACAAGCTCTTTGATTTTGCACTTTTAGTAAACAGTGGCAGTCTACGTTTTACATCATACATATCGTTGTAAGGATCGCAACTAGTAGGATAACCTTTTACTTCTCTAATATGACTTTCTTTAATAGTTAATTTTTGCCATTCAACATCTTTTCCTAATCTCTTTTTTAATTGATTTTTATTAAAAAAATGTGTTCCGCTGGCATCACTAAGCATATACTGATCGTCATTAAACGACAACGTACCTACTCGTTGTTCATCTTTTTCAACAATCCAAAATTTATCTTTTAATACTTCTTTTGCTTTTACTATCATTTAGGATACCTCGCTTGTAATGGTGTTGCATAAAGTTGTGCTTGATCTGCAATACGTTGCATATCCCACTTAGCACAGAACTTCATAAGACGCATACCAACCTGTGTAATGTCTTTAGGTTCTACTTCTGCAACGGTATTATTAATTATCTCTCTAATATCTGTCGGCTGTGCAGATAAGTCACAAAGTGTTACATTGCGATTGTAGTCATCTAGTACGCGATGTTCATCACCATTATGATCAACCCAACGCTGTAGCATAAGATTGTTCCAATTATAACCTTTCGTGGATTTATCGCCATATGCTTCGAGTAAACCAACTTTGTTCTTTGTACCTTTCTTTCTAACGCCTGGGTAGGCCGAGAAAACATTGTCACTTGTATCACCTCTCATACATTTTTCAAACAGTAGCCATTGTGGATCAGGAGCAGGTTTTGCTTTCTTAGTTTTCTTATCAATCACAGGCTCACCTTTGTCTGTAAAGTAACCTTCGTGTGTGATTGTAGTATTGCTAACGCCATTGTACTGCTTTACGTTAGGTGCAATTAGTTGTGCAAAGTCACCGTCTGTGCTAATAATAACGTGATTGTCATTAGGATGTGCCTGTACCCAACCTGCAATCAAATCATCTGCTTCAAGTTGTGGATGACGCATCATTGTACAGTTAGTCTTTGTACCAATAAAGTCTTTAAACTCGTCAAAGATTTCCCAAAACACAGTATCTTCTTCTTGCTGTGCAGGAGTCATTGCATCACGAGTTTCTTGTCTGTTACGTTTATATGGCTCGTAATAATCTTTACGCCAACTGCGACCTTCTAAGCAGAACACAACATGATCTGCATTAAAGTCCGTCCAAGCCTTCTTAACACTGTTAAGTGTAATATGAAGTGCCATTCCTACCTTCGTATCAAGATCACCACGTACTACGTGTCGTGCTCTAAAAAAAGTATTTGCAGTATCTACCAATATATACGTGCTCATACTAACTCCTCTACTATTCCTAATACTTCTGCTAGTATAAACAATATTCCTGCAAAAGTCAAGTTTCCTGTTACCAAAAAAGCACCAGCGGCAATACGCAATGCACTTTTAACTAGACTAACATAAAAATGGCCTTTGCTAGGATCTTTTAAATTAATTATCACGATACTGAACTTCTTCCTTTGTCCATAGGAACAACATTAATATAGCCCATTTCTCTATCAGTTTCCATACCTTCATCTTCTAACATCTGAATAACAATGGTTCTAAACCAAGCATCTACAATTTGTTCATTTGTTTCACCAGAATAACCGGCATCAAGAAGTTGTTCAATAAACTCATTGTTCCAGTCTAGTTCAAAGAAACCGTTTCGAATATTGTCTGGATTAACTTGTGTATCAAGTACAGCAACCCAAGGCTCTCCTTTTTTAGTTGCTTCTTCTTTTTCCTTGTCAAGAACTGCTCTACGCTGTTCTTCTGTAGTAGGTTCCTTCTCGTCAGCAATAATTTTAGGCGTAACTCCTAAGCCTTGCTTTAGTTTATCCCACATACTCATAGTCCTGCCTCCCTTGCTCTTTTTTCTAATTCTGGATCATACTCTGGCTCTTTACGATTGACAGCTTCGTATGATGGATAGCCTTTTTCAAATACTGGTGCTTCAAATGCTTGTTCGTGCTTCTTTGCTTTTTCCACAGTCTTAGGTCCCCCATGCATTTCCGAATAGTGATATGTGGAGTCTTGGTGTGAAGCGCCAACCTCGCTCCATACATGCTTCGGCGACCTCTTTAACATTGAGATTATACTCTTCCGAACGTCCGCCAAGCGGCATAAGATATACTGGACACTCGATGCCTGCATCACGATATTCTTGAACAGCACGACCAACTTCTTCAAAGTCGTCCATAGTAGCAACAACAAACTTAAAGTACATATCGCTACCATCAACAAGGGAATACTCATGAGCAACGTTAGGCTTAATAGCATCACTCCAAGATTCCCCTGAAACGGAGAGCTTTGGTGAGCAACTAAATGTAACTTGAATTCTGTCATTATCGTTGAGATAATCGAAGAAGTCATCGTGTAAAGGTTGTGTAGTGTTAGTTTCAATTGTGACATTTTTTAAGTCCCTCATTTTAGGATGTTCAAATAGCTCAACATACAACCGTTGCCAAGCAAGTAGTGGCTCGCCGCCGGTAAGAATAAGATGAATATCTTGTCCGTTATCCATAGTCCATTTACCTTCTGGTAATAAACTAATTAAATGATCAACAACTTCATCAACTTCTGCTAGTTTGTTGAAGTCTTTAAACTCTGGATAGATGCTTGCATATGTGTCACAGCCTGTGTGAATAATAGGCAAGTCTTCAAACTTTTCTGTAGTCTTATGCACACCAGCATCGATCAATGCTTTTACTTCTGCATTATATCGATTACCTTCTTTGTGCTGTTGCCATCTATCTTTATCTGTATTTACACCAAAATTCATACAACGAAAGTTACAACCAAAGGTACGTAGAAATACACTAGGTACTCCTACAAACTTGCCTTCACCTTGTACGCTATAAAATGCTTCTGAATATCTTAATTTCATTATGCGTTTTCCATTTCCCATTCTGAATAGATATTACTAAAACCCCATTGCATTACTGAGTATTCATTTAGTTCATTTCGAAATGCTTGGACTTCGTTAATTTGTTCTTCAGTAAGTTCTGTGATTTCTTCTACACCATAGTGATCGCAAATCTGTGTGCGAACATCATCTGTAATATCACGTTCGTAATTTTCTTCCCATTTATAAATTCTATCCCAACTAAATGACATTATTCTTCTCCCCACCATGCGTTAAATTCTTCAGCAAAGTCTGGATCGTTCTTTTCCCAGTACAATATCGCTTCTTGTGTTTCTTGATCTAATACTTGAAACGCTTCGCGAAACTCTATACTTTGCTGATAAGAAGCATCTTCACGAGCCTCTTCTGCTTCATCAAACTCGCCTTCTTCTTCAAGACCGTCTGCAATAGCCCAGTCTTCGTATGCGGCAGCATGTGCTTCTTCATTTAAATCGCAAATAACTGCGTATGCTTCGTCTCTACTTAACATGCGAACTCCTGTTGTAGTTTGATATTGTCGAAAAACTCTTTCTTTGTACCAGGATCATTTTTAAATGCACCTTTTAGTACAGTTGTCTGTGTAAGACTACTATGTGCCATAATACCTCGATTCTCACAACAACCATGTGTTGCTTGAATATAAACACCTAAGTGATCTGCACCTGTTGCTTTTTGTATTTCACGTGCAATATCATTTGCAAGTTCTTCCTGTAGAGTACCACGTCTAGCACACCATTGTGCAATACGTGTGTATTTGCTAAGTCCAATTAGTTTAGCACTTGCGATAATGCCAATGTATGCTACACCTGTTACTGGTTGGTGGTGATGCGAACAAACTGATTTAAGTTCTGAACGTACTACTAGCATACCTTCGTAGCGGTCGTCTTCGTGATTAGGAAATGCTGTTGCATTTGGAACAGGATCATATCGTCCTTGCATTAATTCATTAAAATACATTTTAGCAAGGCGTCTTGCTGTACCTTGTGAGTTTGGATCATTATGTCGATCAATTACAAGTGAATCTAATACTTGCTCAAATGCTTCAGTTGCTTCGTCAATCAACTGTTCTTTGTCGCCCTTTTGTAGGACTTCTGAAATGTTGTCACCTGCCCAGTAGCGGATGCCAGCATCTTCTAGTTTTGCTTTAATTTGTAGTGCTTTGCTCATCAATTTTATACTCCGAGTTATAGACGAGGATGTCTATTATTTTAATATTATATACTTTATTTAGGTTTTTGTCAAGTATATTATGCAAAATATCCATCTAAAACTTCTAAAATATCATGATATTTTGCTATTTCCATCATTTCTTTTTCAATCTCATCCATTACATCGCCATGTTCGCCGATGCCTGCTGGATTAGTTAAAAGAATTTCTACGTTCATACGATGCTTTTCGATATGTCCGAGTGCGTGATCTCTAGTTGCTTTCAGTAGTCCAGATCTCAAGTTGGTCATTGTTTTTCCTTTCATATTTTTGTTTTGATGGAATGACGCCCCTGACGCCGCCTTTCGGATCTTCCATGTCTCCATCACGACGGAAGATTAAATGTACATGGGGATACATGCAAGTTTGTCCTGCACTAGTTCCCATGTTAATGCCTACGTTAAATCCTGTAATAGGATTTTGGTCTGATTCAACATTCATAGTACCCATTTCCATAGCAAACTTAAAACATTTCAAAATGTTTTCTTGGGTATTTTCTTTTGGAACCACAAGTGTATGACCTAATGTAACAGGATAAATGTCTTCATATACCATGTATTCGCGAGTATCAAACATAACATTGGTCCATGGTGCTCTGCCTTCTTCTTGTGCTTTTGACAAAGTATCAATCATAAAATTCCTCCTCAATATATCTTTTTAATTCATGGTCCCCTACATTGTCAGGAACACGTTTTTTATAAAATAGCTCGTAACTGTCCGAACCGTACTTTCCTATACCGTATAGATCAGTAGCATCATCGCCGTCCCATTCGAGATAATCTAAGCTCATTTGACGTAGTCTTTTTTCTCGAACATTTGTCATGCCTAATGGTTGAATAATACTTTTAATAGTTTCTGGAAGTGTGTTAAGATAATGCACTGGAGTAGGACAAATACCAAACAGTTTAGGTAGTACTGCTTTCACTTGTTTTCTGCCTGTTTGATTTAGACATATGACACCTACCATGTGTTGCCATACACTTTCAACTTGCTGTTGCACCATTAAATCGTCACGCATTGTAAAACTTTTCAACTCCATATGATAATCCTACTCTTGGGGTCAGTGGCTTAGTACAGTGTTCAGTGTGTGGAGGGATATAAAGCAAATCACCTGGTTCTAAAATATGAACATCGCCTGCTATTGTAAATTCAGTTTTGCCTATAGCCTGCAAAAAAAATACATCGCATGGATCAGTATGCAATCCTAATGATTTACTTTTTGTTGAAAAACTTATATAGTGATGTAAAGAGCATTCTTCTTTAAAAGTTTTTTCAAGATCTTTTGCAAAGTCCATTAGTTTCATACATGATTCTGCATAGTTTCCGTGTAATTTTAATCCTAAATCATCCATTGGAATAATAAGTGCTTCATGATTATTCACCATAAAATCTATATTATCAATAATGTCAGACCATGTAGGAAGATTAAGAAAAGTATTTTTCCAAATCTTATATTGTTTTAAATGATAATCTTTGAAAAAATCTTCGTCTAACATTATGCTACGTTCTCCCAAGGATAAACCAACCAAACATCTTCTTCTGCTTTATTGACTTCATGTACAGAATAATTTACTTCATCAAACTCGCTTGATAAGTTTTCTGTTATAGTAGCAAAGCGAACATTGTCACCCCAAATTTGATCCCACCCAGGCGAAAGAGGTAAGCAACTTGCTCTCCAATCTTCCTTGATCCAATTGAATGTAGCACCAGTATCGTTGATGTCATCCACAATTAGAATGTTTTTGCGGTTGTCTATATTTGTTTTATAATGCCCCATTGCAGGGTCATAATAATCACTATCATTATAACCGTATGCATCTTCGGCCATCCAGCAGTTGCTTTCACTTTCACTATCATCGTCACGCAAGCTAACCTTTAGTGCTTCGCAACGAATACCAGTCATGTTTGAAATGATTGTAGCAGGAACATTACCACCTCGTGTAATGCCTACAATATAATCAGGACGCCAGTTATCTTTGTACATTTGTGTGACAATATTTACACACATTTTTTCTACGTCCTGCCAACTATAATAGTGCTT